TTTATTGTGCGTGTGCCGTGTGAGCATGTTGGTATTGGCTCAGCTTCTCCAAAGGCCTGTTGCACCATTTCAGCAGCTTGATTAAGTGTTACTGGTTCTGGTGTTGGTTCTTTGCCTACAAACTCATCCCAGGTGTTGTTAATGGCCAGCGGTGCATTTGCTATGGCTTCACTTGCTTTATCGTTTGTTACTCTAGCGACTTTTCCCATTTCTTCGCGGCTTGGTCTTTTGCCTTTAGCTGCGTAACCAGCGTTTGCAAGTGCGCGACCAATCGCGCTAGTCTCGCAATTCTCCAACGCGCTAGTTGCATTAACGCCGCGATCAGTAATCTTTTCCTCAGCGTATCCCGTTGCAAACGAGACACTATCCGCAAAAGTCCGGTATATATACGCTTTAACAATAAATCTATCATTCGCAAAACTCTCCAGTTCTGTGTCTATGCGGAAGTCTGGAAAGTCCTTGATGAACTTCTCCAAGCGAACTTCCACGGTCTCGTAATTGTCTAGGTTAAAAGCCATTTAATACTCCTTGTTTAGTGTTGCCATTGGTCTTTGCATACTCTATCTGTTGATCTAATGAGAAGTATGAGCCATCAGCCCACTTAGATACATCTATCGCGCACTCGTTACAGTAAGAACGCTTGCGCCCGTGGCTCTTAGGTAGTTCGCTGACTACTGTCCAAGCAGCTTGAGTTGTGCCTTTAGGGTTGTGTATGCCGAACCTGCTCTTGCAATAATCGCACCACACTCCATGCTTAGCCTTAGTAAGCATCAAGATCGTTGTCGAAGTCGGTAAGTGCAATGTGTCCTGCAATCGCCATGTATGCGAGAGCATCCGCGTATGAATCACGGTGCGTTGCTTGCTCAGATATACGCGAGATTTTGACGAGTGCCATACATACCGCAACTTCGTGAGGTTCGACTCCACGATTGAGATACGCACTCCATAGCTGCGCGATTCGTATGTGATTAGCAGTTGGGTCTCCATACTGCAAACCTCTGTCATAGAGCAGTCTGGTGCTTTCAGTAAGGAGTTCATTAGCGATCATTGCGAACCGGTATGCGTAGTAAAGAACGGCCAGCGTGCCAGCCTTCTCGCTTGCCTTTGTTGTAGCCCTTCCAGTATGCAACAAACACAACTAGTGGAGTAATGGCTAGTAAGCCTACAACTTCGAAGTATTCTAGGTTCATTATGCAGCCACAAACTTTGCATATTCAGCGGATGTCATTGCACCGTCATAACGGCCACACCCGTAGCAGTGAGTTGGAGCCATTGGCAGATGGCAAAAGCCACACATGTAATTGTTGCGAATCATGGCTGTTGGGTCGATTGTAGATTCAACAACAGCTGAAAAGTCCAGCATTTCAATCTCTAGGTAAAGGTTGTGAAATACCTTTGCTAAATCCTCATTACCTAGATTAGTCATAGTCTGCATTAAGTCATCTAATGCATCTAGGGTTTCAGTTCTGTCCATTTGTAGCCCTTCTCGTTGGCTACTGTGCTTCGCCAACACCTAAAGGGTCGCACTTAATTCAGGCTATTTCAACCTCATGGAAGCATATTTTGATAACGATTTGATAACAAAATCCTCGTCATATCCAAGCCATTCCTCGCCACAACAAGGCTTATCCATAGACTTTGCCTTCAAATTGGAATGAGCCATCCTTCTCGATGGGCACAGCTATTGGCAATACACGCTTACGATCTGTGTATATAACACCAAATCCTGCTTGCCAGTTAAAAGTGCCTTTCATGTAACTAGCCCCTGTTGAGCGTGTATCCATAAGATGCCCTACTTCAAAGCCTGTGAGCCTAGATACCTCTAAACCGCCCGAGGATTGAGTATAAGAGGATACACCCTGTCGGTGAGTATGACCACACACAACGCTCTTTCCGTGTCTCTTAGCGGCTTCTAAAGCCGTTAAACCGCCATGTGGCTTGATGCTCTGCTCATCCCCATGAACCATTACCCAATTAGTGCCCGGTATCTCATATGGCTTGCGATGGTATTTAATGCCTAATTCTGGAAGTTTAAGAAAGTTCTCTATCTCTAACTCAGGTGCGCCTATTAGTCCAGGCAGTCTAGTAGAAAGGGCGTTAAAGAGCCGCGCTCCGTGATTGGATCGTGAGAGCTGTGTGATTTGCAGGTCATACATAACATCAACGCACATGTCTCGGTCTCTACCGATTGTTTGTGAGTGTTCATCAAAACCGCTGCTAAAACGCGATATGGTATTGAAATCCATTTCATCACCGACACAAAGAACCTCATCTGGCTTAAATTTCCGAATAAATGTGGCCACATTCTTGACGGCCTTTGGGTTGTGAAAGGGAACTTGTAGATCACTTATCACGACTATTTTCAAGGTTAATCCTCATCCTCGTCATCATAGTAATCTGGCATGTCTGGCAACCAGTTAGGACTAGGCAAGATTGTCGCAGGATAAGTCTGTGGCGCGGTGATCATATAAAGTGCATGATCACAGCTAAACCCGGCTCTACGTAATGACTTATAATACTCATTGAGGCCAATGCAGTATTGATCTAGGGCTGAGTAGTCTGTAACGTCTATGACTTTTCTGCGTGCCATAGGATAAGTGTTACCTATTTAACATTTCTATGATGGTATCAACACGCACTTCTAATCTATCAACCTTATCGCGTAAAGATGACCCGCCGTTTGTATTGAGTTCGCTTAGGTAATGCTTAACAAGCCAACGGACTGATGTTACAAAAGCCGCAACAATAGTTATTAGGCTGACGCTGAGGGCAGCCCAGTCTTGCGCTTGCATTATTTCTGAATAACCAGGACAGATACTGCGTGCGTGCCAGCGGCAGCAATAGCGTAAATAGCGTTGGTGTGGTTTTGTAGCACAACTTGGTCTCCAGCGTCTATCTCATATCCATTGGCAGTAGTTACATCTGCGCCACCAATATAAATTTTGCCGTTAGTTGCGTGTAAGTGAACTTCCTCAGCTGCTGAGTCATTGGCCACGATGATAGATCGTGTTGTGGTGATTGTGTATTGTGCGCTAGAAATTGTCATTTTATGATCCTTTTGTTAGTTGTTATTTTTTAGGTGTTGCATATCCAAAGACACCGGCAAGGATTGCCCATAACACGGCGCGGTAATCAAGTGAGAAGTTGCTTGCAGCCCAAGCTGCTAAGAACGCACCTGCGGTTAGAAATAGTGGGTGTTTCATTGTTTGCCTCCTAGCATAGGTATTTCAAAAAAAGAACCATTCGTGTCAGCCTTACCCTTATTGAAGGAGACGTGGATATGGCTGGTGTGTGGGTTTGACCCAGTGTATTTACGCCATTTCCAATTAAGGATTCGGCTAGCAATCTTGTGGTTATGAATGACATAAGATATTCGTTTAGAAGGATCAGACTTCGCATATGCACGAATTTGATTTGCCAGGTAGATACTTTCAGATTTGTGGTCTGTAAGGTCTGCGTCAATGTCAACGGCACGAACCCAGCCCGCAGCATCAGGCGTATGATCTGATTTACTGTCATGCTTAGCGTCTCCGATCCAACCGTCAGTTCGACGGTCGCGGTCTGGATAGGTGTCATCTATTTGCTCACGCAGCTGAATTGCGCTTTTACTCAGGCGCGGTTTCATCATCAACCTTTGGCACTATCCAACGACAAGTTTCCTCATCAAATCCAATTTGGTTCTCTGGCTCTGGTTCGATAAAAGCATCTCTGGTTTCATCGTAAGTAAAACCAATTCCGGCATAGTTGTATCGTATGTTGCCATGATATGAAGTGCGTTTGCAAACTTGATTACGAAAGTTGCCATACCAAGTTTCAGGGTCTAAACCTTCAATTAGTTCTGTTTCATCAATGCCATTGATTACTTCGGTTACAATATTATTTTCATCTAAAAATGCGTAATGTGCCATTATGCCCAGCTCACGTTTCCTGTGCCTGCGGTGAGCGTTGTAACTTTGTTTGCACCGACAGTTGCTGTTGATCCAGTTAAACCTGCACCTATGGTGATTGTGTATAGCGATGGATAACTTAGGATAACTACACCTGAACCGCCGTTGCCGCCGTTTCCTGCTACGCCATCAAAACCACCACCACCGC